ATTGAAACGCTGGCCGCGACCTTAGAACAACGGGACAAAACCCATAAGGAGTTTATAAAAAGCGGGGGCAAATCGGTGGTACAGTACACCAACAAAGGAGGCTCCACCAATATGGCAAAAAATCCCTTGCTTGTTATGTGGGACGACCTGAACAAATCTGCGCTTGCCTACTGGCGCGATTTAGGGCTAACGCCCGCAGGGCTTAAGAAAATAGACGAAATGTCCCTGAAAAGCAAAAAGAACCCATTAGTGGAGGCGTTAAAAGAACTTGGCAACTAAAAGCTACAAAAGCATTGCTCTACAGTATGCCAAAGAGGTAGTAACGGGCAAAAAACGAGTAGGCAAAGCGGTTTTGCAAGCGTGTATTCGCTTTCAAACGGATTTAAAGCGAGAAGATTTGCAACTGCACACCAAAGAGCCAGATTTGGTAATTGGCATTATTGAGCGCACAATGGTGCATAAACAGGGTGAAAGCTTAGACGGTCAACCATTGATGAATACGCCGCTTGTTTTGCAACCGTGGCAGGTATTCATTGTGTACAACCTAATTGGCTTTTATTACAAAAACACCAACGAACGCCGTTTTAAAGAGGCGTTTATTTTTATACCCCGCAAAAACGGAAAAACCACCTTTATTGCAGCCTTGGCATGGGGCCTGGCAATTTTAGAGAGAAAAAGCGGGGCGACAATTTATATTGTTGCAGCCAGCCAAAAACAAGCGTGCCAGTCGTTTGAGTTTATTCTGCACAGCTTACGCTCTAAAGGAATGATAGAAGACTTTAGGGTGTTAAACAACAATGCAGAACACAGCATAAAATTTCAGTTTTTAGACGATAACGACGTGCCCTGCGGAAGTATTCACATAGAAGCGTTAGCCTCAAACCCCGACGCACAAGACAGCTTTAATTGCAACATTGCCATTGCCGACGAAATACATGCGTTTAAAAAAGCCAGCCAGTACAACCGCTTTAAAGAAGCTATGAAAGCGTATACCAATAAATTGATGATTGGCATTACAACCGCCGGAGACGAGACCAACAGCTTTTGCTACCGGCGCTTGGATTATGCTTTGAAAGTGGTTGGCGGCACGGTGCAGGACGACAGCCTGTTTTGCTTTATTTCCCGTGCCGACCAGGATGAAAACGGGAATGTAGACTATTTGAGCAGTGAACAGCACGAAAAGGCCAATCCGTCTTATGGGGCTACTATTCGTCCCTCTGATATTATGCAAGAGGCATTGCAAGCCCAAAATGACCCACAGCAACGTAAGGATTTTTTGAGCCGCAGCTTGAATATTTATACCAGCGCCATCAAGTCGTATTTTGATATAGACGAGTTTAAACGCAGCGACAGAGCGCACGAGTGGAACCTGAAAGAATTGAGCCGTTTGCCGATTGATTGGTATGGCGGGGCGGACCTTTCCAAGCTGCACGATTTAACCGCAGCGGCGTTATTTGGCCATTACAAAAATGTGGACATCATCATTACACACGCGTTTTTCCCCGTGGTAGCAGCGCATGTAAAAGCTGAGGAGGACGGCATACCCTTGTTTGGGTGGCGAGACGATGGTTGGCTGACTATGTGCAATAGTCCTACTGTTAATCATGCAGATATAGTCAATTGGTTTATCAGTATGCGGAAAATGGGCTTTCGCATCAAGCAGGTAGGGCATGACCGCAAATTTTGCAGGGAATATTTTATTGGCATGAGAACCGCTGGCTTTCGTATTGTGGACCAGCCGCAATATTACTACAAAAAATCCGAGGGATTTCGGTATATTGAACAGAGCGCAAAAAATGGCGCTCTTTTTTATTGCCATAGCGAAGCCTTTGAATATTGCGTGGAAAACGTGGCGGCAATTGAAAAAACTGACGACATGATTCAATACGACAAAGTGCAGACACAACACCGCATTGACATGTTTGATGCGGCAGTTTTTGCGTGCATACGTTATTTGGAAAATTTAGATAAAAGCCAATCGGCTAAAAAATGGTGGGGTGAGTGATGAGCAAACAAAAAAGAAATGGGAAGCAAACCACAAGGGCACAACCCGTGCAAAAGCGCAATACGGGCGCTTGGCTGTGCAACACAGACGCATTTGAAACCTTAACGTGTCAAGGCTATACCAGCTTGTCGCACAATCCAGAAGTTTGTACCGCAGTGGACACAATCGCGCGCTTAATTTCTTCCATGACAATTCACTTGATGGAAAATACCCAAGATGGTGACGTACGCATAAGAAATGAATTGAGCCGGAAAGTAGACATTCTGCCCAATCGGTATATGACACGTTTTACTTTTATCAATTGGATTGTAAAAACCTTGATGTTGGAAGGCAACGGAAACGCCGTGGTGCAGCCTGTAACAAAGCGGGGCTTACTGCGAGATTTGCTGCCAATACCGGCAGCGGCAGTTTCCTTTATTCCCAACGGCCTGCTAGGTTACAAAATTGCAGTAAACGGTCAGGAGCATGACCCTGACGACATGCTGCATTTTGTGTTAAATCCCGATTCGTATTACCCCTGGCTAGGCAAAGGGTACAGGGTGGCTTTAATGGACGTAGCAAACAACTTAAAACAGGCCGCCGCTACAGAAAAGGGATTCATGCAGTCCAAATGGAAACCGTCTATTATTGTGAAAGTGGACGCAATGACAGAGGAATTTTCCAACCCTGAGGGTCGACAAAGGCTGTTAAAAGAATATGCTCAGACAGCGCAAGCAGGGGAGCCTTGGCTGATTCCAGCCGAGCAATTTAGCGTGGAACAGGTGCGGCCTCTTACTTTGTCCGATTTGGCTTTAGCTGATTTTGTACAGTTGGACAAGCGTACAGTCGCCTCTATTTTGGGTGTGCCGCCCTTTGTATTGGGCATTGGAGAGTTTAAACGCGATGCATGGAACAACTTTATTTCTTCTAAAATCATGCCGCTGGCGCAAAGCTTGGAGCAAGAGCTGACACGGAAGCTTTTGCTAAACCCGAATTGGTTTTTTCGGTTTAATGCCAGAAGCTTGTACAATTACGATTTAAAAGAATTGGCGCAGGTGGCCGACGACCAATTTGTGCGCGGCATCATGAGCGGAAACGAAGTGCGCGACTGGTTGACCTTGCCGCCGGTTGCAGGGCTAAACGACATGGTGATATTGGAAAACTATATACCGCGCGGCATGATTGGCGACCAAAATAAATTAAAGGGAGGAGGTGAATAAGTATGACATATGAGAGGACGGCTTTGGCTAGAGACGGGAAGTTTTCCACCAGAGCCGAGGATGGGAACCTGTATATTGAGGGTTACTTTGCGGTGTTTGGCAGCGAATACCGCATGTGGGAAAACGCAATTGAAACCATTGACGAGGACGCATTCGATGGCTCGTTGGACAGCGATATCCGCGCGCTGGTAAATCACGACAGCACATTGGTGTTAGGGAGAACCATTGCCAAAACGCTGATGCTGAGGGCAGACAAGACGGGCCTTTGGGGCTCCATTACCATCAACCAACAAGACCAAGATGCGATGAACCTGTACCAACGGGTGAAACGCGGGGATGTAACCCAATGCTCGTTTGGTTTTGATATTTTAGACCAGTCCACCGAGGTGATGGAAAACGGCACAACGGTTTGGAAAATCAAAAAAGTGAAGCTGTACGAAGTATCAGTTGTAACGTTTCCAGCTTATGAAGATACTGCCGTGGTAGCCCGCCAAAAGGACTATGAACAAATACAACAAAGAAAACGTGAACAATGGCGTTGTCAAATGAAAAAACAACTGAAAGGGGAATTTTAATGGCTTTAAAAGCATTGATGCTCAGACGTAGCATTGACAACAAAAGGGAAAAACTCGAACAACTGCAAAAGCTGGACGCACAATTTTTGACTCGTGAGGCCCAATTGGAGGCGGCCATTGACGAAGCAGAAAACGAAGAACAGCAAACAGCGGTAGCGCAAGAGATTGAAAAATACGAGCAGGAAAAAACAGCGCACGAGGAAAGCAAAAACACGCTATCTGCGGAAATTGAAAACCTGGAGGCCGATTTGGTCGAAATAGAACGACAAACGGAAAAAACAATTGCAAAAGTCCCCACACCCAAGACACAAGAAAGGATGGACACCCATATGAACATGAATATCAGAAGCCTGCCAATGAACGTAAGAGCGTTTGATTCTTTGACAATGGAGCAAAGAGAAACCATTGTGCAGCGCGAGGACGTAAAAACCTTTTTGAACGATTTGCGCGAGGCTGGGAAGCAAAAACGCGCCATTACAGGCGGCGGTTTGACAATTCCGGTTGTGTTTTTGGATTTGATTGCCGAAAATATGTACCGTTATTCCAAGCTGATTAACCGTGTGCGCGTGCGCAACGTAAGGGGAGAAGCGCGACAAACCATTGCCGGTACTATTCCCGAGGCGGTATGGACCGAGATGTGCGGTGCAATTAACGAGCTGACCTTTGTGTTTAACCAAGTGACATTGGACGGCTACAAGGTGGCTGGCTATGTACCGGTTTGCAATTCTTTGCTGGAGGACAGCGACATTGAGCTGGCTAGTTATATTGTGGAGATGATTTCCGAAAGCATAGGCTTAGCAAAAGACAAAGCAATTTTGTACGGTAAGGGCGCTGCCTCTAAAATGCCAATGGGCATAGTTACCCGTCTATCGCAAACAGCACAGCCGGCGGATTACCCTGCAAACGCCCCTGGGTGGGCGGACTTACATACCACCAATCTTATTCAAATCCCTGCAAACCAAACCGGTGCGGAATTTTGGGCTAGTCTTACCACCGCGACGTCGGCCATTGCAAACCGTTTTGCACGGGGCAATAAATTCTGGGCTATGAACAGCAAAACGCTGGCGGCATTACAGGCCAAGGCTATCACCTTTACCGCCACAGGCGCGATTGTTGCGGGTGTTTCGGATACCTTGCCCGTGGTAACCGGTGACATTGTGATACTGGAATTTATGCCCGATTACGACATTGTGGGCGGCTACGGCGATTTGTACTTGTGGGCGCAGCGCGCCAGCATGAGCATCGACCTCTCCCGCGAGGTGCAGTTTATTCAAGATAATACCGTATTCCGCGGCAAAGAGCGCGCGGACGGTATGCCGGTAGTACCGCAAGCATTTGTAGCAATCAACATCAACGGCGCAGCGCCCACTACTTCTATGCCGTTTGCAGGAGATATTGCCAACAATTCCAGCTTGAACGCATTGAATGTTGGCGCAGAAACTCTCACTCCTGCATTTGACCCTGCTGTTACCAGCTATTCCGTAACAGCTTCGGCGGCTTCTGGCGTGGTAACAGCAACCCCAAGTGTAGCAGGCGCGCAGGTGGCAGTACAATACAACGGCAAAAATGTGAAAAACGGCAGCACTGTAACCTGGCTGGCAGACGGCGCAGCCCATCCCATGACGATTACAGTAACCCAGGGAAATGCAGTGTCGGTTTATACAGTCAATGTAACAAAAGCTAGTGCATAAAAAGGAGGAAAGGCCCTTGGATGATAACGATATTTTAATCATTTTGAAAATGGATTTACAGATTTCATCTACAGCGTTAGACACATATTTGTTGGCGCTTATCCAATCGGCCAAGGGCTATATTTCCACCGAGGGAATATTGCTTGAAGAAGTCCAAAGTGACGCTATGTTGATAGAAATGTATGCGGCGTACCTTTATAGAAAACGGCGCGAACAAAACGCCCAAATGCCGCGTATGCTGCGCTGGGCGTTAAATAATCGCCTGTTTTCCCAAAAGGGGGCGGCTTTAAATGGATGATTTGTTTTACTTGATTGCTCAAGATGCTGTGCAAAATTCATTTGGAGATTTTCGCCCAAACGAAAAGCCAGTGCCCATTTGGGGCAGCTTACGGTCTATATCCAGGACGGAGTGGAGCGAGGCCGGCAAAAACGGGCTTAACCCGCAGTTTGTAGTGGTAACGGCAATAGTGAATTATCACAGTGAAAAGGTGATAGAGGTGCAGGGCAAGCGGTTTGGCATCTATCGTGCGTATATCGTGCCCAACAGCGACCAAATAGAATTGTACTGTGAGGGGAAAAGCGGCATATGAAACAGATAGATATCTCTCGATTGGGCGAAACCGTTGCAAAAGAGCTGGCCGAATATAGCTGTGAAGTAACAAAACAACTGAAAGCGGACGTAAAGCGGGTGGCAAAAGAATGCAAAACGCAGATTCAAAAGGAAAGCCCTGTGGACACCGGCAACTACCGCAAAGGCTGGAGAGATACCGTGGCGTTTGAAAGGCAGGAGGACATCCGGGTGGTGGTGCATAACAAAACCGATTACCAACTTACCCATCTTTTAGAACATGGGCACGCAAAAGCAAATGGTGGCAGAGTAGAGGGAAAACCGCATATTTTGCCGGCAGTGCAAAAAGCGGAACAGGCGTTAATGCAAAAAGCAAAGGCGGCGATACGGGGATGAAACTGGAAGATATTGCAAAACTTTTAAAAAGTACTGGCTTTCCGGTGGCGTATTGGTCGTTTGAAGAGAAAAAAGCGCCCCCTATGCCCTTTATTTGCTATATGGTAGCTTACAGCAACAATTTTGGCGCAGATAATACTGTGTACCAAAAAATAAACCATATTCAAGTTGAGCTATATACCAAATACAAAGAACCCCAAGCAGAGGAGAAGGTGGAGAAAGCCCTCTCCTCTTTTTATTGGGAAAAAACGGAAACGTATATCGACACACAGTCGTGTCGGCAAATACTGTATGAAATTGAGGTGTTATGATGGCCGATAAAGTAAAATTTGGCATTAAAAATGTACACTATGCTGTAAAAAGTGACGATACCCCCACTTATGAATCTCCTGTGGCAATTCCTGGCGCGGTTAGTTTCTCGTTGGAAGCCAGCGGCGATACTACGCCGTTTTATGCGGACGATATGCAATACTTTGTCACAGTAGCAAACAACGGGTATACAGGAGATTTGGAAGTAGCATATTTCCCAGAAAAGTTTTTACAAGACGTTTTTGGTTATGTGGAAAGCACCAATGACAAGGTGATTACCGAAAACGCCACTGCACAGCCCAAACAATTTGCCTTGCTGTTTGAAGAAGAGGGAGATGTAAGCGGTACAAAATATGTTTTATACAACTGCACCTGTACTCGTCCCAGCCGCAGTTTGGCTACCACAACTGAGACCACCGAGCCGCAAACGCAAACGGCAAGCGTTACCGCGTCGCCTTTAGCAGATGGGCGCACCATGTCTTATACCACCGCGGATACGCCCTCATCGGTGTTGGCAAGCTGGTACACAACCGTATGGATGAAAGACGCAGCGGAGGCATAAAGGATGGAAAAAGTTTTAGAGATTGATGGAAAACAAGTGGGGTTTAAAGCTACGGCTTTAACCCCGCGGCTTTACCGGCACAAAATTGGCAGAGATATGGTACAAGACCTCAACAAACTACGAAACGCTTATAACAGGGCCATGCAATTGCCAGAAGATACGGTAGAAGAGGAAAAAGCACAGGCGCAGTTAAAAGCAGTTGACCTGGAGATTTTTGAAAATGCAGCGTATATTATGGCGTTTCAATACGATTCTTCCATTGCCGCTACGGCCGATGAATGGTTGGACGGATTTACCACCTTTGCCATTTGGGAAGTGCTGCCCCATATTTTAGAGCTTTGGTGCTTAAACAACCAGACAAGCGCCATACCTAAAAAAAAATAAGGCCTACTGTGCGCGAGGAAACAGGGGCAACATTTATGCTGCGCTGTGCCGAGCTAGGACTTTCACGCACAGACTTAGACGACATGACAATGGGTATGGTGTTTGACATGTTGATAGAGCAGACAAACGACCAAGAAAAATACGCATATAAGGGATTGCCTGGCACATTAAAGCAGTTTTTGACAGGAGGTGGAAAAGTTGGCTGAACGCATTAAGGGTATTACCGTTGTTTTGGGCGGTGACACAGGACCGCTTTCCAAAGCGCTTTCGGGTGTGAATAAGGAGATTAACAACACCCAAAAAGAATTAAAAGACGTTGAACGGCTGCTAAAATTAGACCCTACCAATACCGAGCTGCTGGAGCAAAGACAAAAACTACTTGCAAACGCAGTAAGCGAAACGAAAACCAAGTTAGATACGTTAAAGGAAGCGGAAAAGCAGGCGCAGGAACAATTTGCACAGGGGAAAATAAGCCAGGAGCAGTACGACGGCTTAAAGCGAGAAATAGTTGCAACAGAACAACAATTAGAATTGCTAGAGAAAGCTGCGACAAAGTCCAACGCCGTGTTAGCGAAAGTAGGAGAAACGGCAGACAAAATTAGTGAGGCAACCGGCAAGATGGCGCAAAAAACCAAGGCTCTTTCAGGGATTGCAGCGGGCGCGCTAACCGGCGCGGCGGCGATGTCGATATCGTTTGAGGACAGCTTTGCCAAAACGTCTACCTTGCTCGACAAAAACGCAACTGATTTTGAAACATACAAAGATTCCATTCTTTTAGCCAGCGACGAAACCGCAATTGCTGCTGGAGAATTTGCTGAAGCGGTGTATTCTGCCATATCAGCCTCGGTGGAGCAGGAAAAAGCCGTGCAATTTACCACCGATGCGGTAAAGCTTGCAAAGGGTGGATTTACCGACTTAACAAAAGCGGTAGATGTTTTAACAACAGCTATCAACGGCTATCAAATGTCGGCGGACGAAGCGGAGAAAATAAGCGATTTGTTGATTAACACCCAAAACCTCGGCAAAGTTACGGTGGACGAGCTTGCTAACAGTATGGGCAAGGTAATACCCATTGCGGCCTCGGCCAATTTTACCATTGAAGAATTAAGCGCGGCCTATGCGCTTATGACAAAAAATGGCATAAAAGCCGATGAAACAGGCACTTATCTAAAATCCATGCTCAACGAGCTTTCCAAAACCGGCTCGGTAACAGACAAAGCCCTGCGGAAGCTTTCTGGCAAAGGGTTTGCCCAATTGCGGGCCGAGGGAGTCCCCACGGCTGATATTTTAAACATGCTTTCTGACTATGCAAAAGAGGATAACAAAACATTAAAAGACATGTTTGGCTCGGTAGAGGCTGGTTCGGCCGCACTGATGCTGGCACGGGATAGTGGGCAAGAGTTTAACGATATGTTAAAACAGATGAACACAAGCACGGGCCAAACCCAGCAGGCGTTTGACACAGTAACCTCCACCACAGGCCAGAAAATGCAGAAATCGTTTAACCAGATGAAGAACGCTGCAATCCAAATGGGCGACGCTTTAGCTCCGGTTATTGAAAAGATTGCTGGTGCCTTGCAGTGGCTGGGGCAAAAACTAGCAGGGCTAGACCAAAACCAAATGAAGACCCTTTCCACCGTGTTAATGGTGATTGCAGGCGTAAGTCCCGTGTTATCTCTCATATCTAAGATAAGCGGGGGGATTGGGGGGCTCATTTCCATCATAGGAACCCTTGTCACAACGGTTTTGCCGGCCATTGGTACTGCGGTATCCAGCTTGGTGTCTTTTTTAATCGCCAACCCAATAGCCCTGATTATTGCGGCAATTGTGGGGTTTGTAGCGCTGATTGCAAATTTTGGCGAAGAAATTAAAGAATGTTTAAACGGAATCAGCGAATTTTTAAACGGTATTTTTACAACCGATTGGTCGAATGCCTTTGGCGTATTGGGCAACTTTGTAAACGCCTTTTTTGCTAATATCAAAAACATTTGGGAGAGCATCAAACGCGTGTTTACCGGCATTATAGACTTTATACGCGGTGTGTTTACCGCCAACTGGGAGCAGGTTTGGAAAGGCGTGCAGGACATTTTTGGCGGCCTTATGGACGGTTTGGTGGCGCTTATCAAAGCGCCTATTAACGGCATTATAGGCATTTTAAACGCCTGTATTGACGGTATCAATATGTTGATAAACGGCCTGAATATGATTCATTTTGACGTGCCGGATTGGGTGCCTGTTTTGGGCGGTAAAAGCTTTGGCTTTTCCATCCCGCTTATCGGGAAAATCCCCTATTTGGCAAAGGGCGGCATTCTTTCCTCTGGCAGCGCCATTGTGGGGGAGCAGGGCCCCGAGCTATTAACCATGATGGGAGGCCGCGCAATGGTGCAGCCGCTTTCGGGCAACCAGCGCACGGGTACGGCGATTACACAAACCAACTACTTTAACAACTATAAACCGCGCGACGGGGCCGCGGTGGTACGCGACCTAAACCGGCAATTGGGCTGGGAATACTAGGAGGCTGTTATGCGGCAATTTAGGTTAAAAAACCAAATGGGGGAAACCTTTGACTTGATGCGAAAGGACGCGTTTTTTCATTCTCCCTCTGGTTTGGGGTACAAGCTGGACATTGACGTGGAAACCGCGGGCTATTTCTTTTTGCAGATGTATGAAGAGATGCAACAGAAAACGATTAGTGGCGAAATGGTTTTTAAAGGGTATAGCGTGTACCAGGAATTTGTTAGCTTTTGTGCAAAAGCGCCCTTGGTTTTGTGTTATTGCCCCTTAAACACCTGGTATTATGTTGACTGTAAGCTTGCGCAGATAGACAAAACGGAAATCAGCCAAACAACCAAGCGGTTGCTCTGCAATGTGGATTTTGAATGCTTTTCCACCTGGTACGAGAGCTTGGAGGTACATGCCACAAGCATAGACCCCAATGTTGGGAAGATTTACAATTATACCTACGATTATACCTATGCAGATACGCGGGCGGGCAGCATAGAAGTAAGCAACAACGGTTCTTTGCCATCCCCGTGCAAGCTGCATATCAAAGGGCCGTGTGTAAACCCAAGTTGGGCCTTGGTGCAAAGCGGAAAGATATTGGCCCGCGGCGGGGTAACAGCGTCGATAGCGCAAGGCAGCAAGCTGGTGGTGGACAGTGACCCCTCTTCGTTAGAAATTGCGGAGTATACCAATAACAACCGGTTTGTGCAAAATCTTTACCAAAAAAGCGATTTTTCTACAGCGCGTTTTTTAGAAATACCCGTTGGGAGCAGCAAAATTACATTTTCTCACCAGGGGGCGGGGCTGTTAGACGCTTATGTGGAGGTGCAGCGGCTTGCAAGCAGCGTATAAAATGGAGATATTTACCCAGGGACTGGAGTTTCGCAGCGTTTCTACAATGGCAAGGCCCAACATTCAGTTTGATTATTTAACGTTGGAATCCACCTCTATAGAAGTACCCAGCATTATAGCGCAAAAAGGAGACTACGCCCGTATATCCACCGTATCAGGAGAGCCGTTTTACCAGGGCATTGTAGCAGATATACAGGAAAAGAAAGATGGGCAAAAGCTAAAACTTTTGCCGCTGCTTTCGCTGCTGGATGTTCCTGTTTATTACGACCGCAGAATATTGCAAAATGGCTCTCTGGAAAATTTTCTAGCAACCGTTATCAGAGACACCTACCAAAACAACACGGACACTCTACAAAATTTGCCGGGCATAGAGGTAGACGTGTTCAGCCAGACCATGAAAACCAAGCTGAATATCAAAAGCAATGTGCACGAGTTTTGGGATATTGCGGTAAAAGCCCTGACAATGTACGACATTGTGATAAATGTTCAATTGGATATCGGCCGCAAAAAGCTGCGTTTCACTATTGGCAAAGCAGTGGACAATTTGCATGTATTGGAAAGCAACTTGCCCAACTGCATTGAAAAAAATATGGTAATGAGCGACCGGTATGGGGAGATTAACAAATCTACCTATATAAAAAGCGAAGATGAGACGCAAAAAATCACCTATTATTTGTATGAAGACGGAACGATAGGCACACAGGATAAAGACAGGATAACGCCTGTCTTTTTTTCTGTGGAATATATTGAGGGCTCTGAGGATTTTGAGCAGGACGCACTAAACCGTGCAACCGAGCAGCTGCTGCCACAAAAGTATGAGCAATTGATAGAGCTTTCCTTTTGGGAGGGCGACCCGCTTATGGAGCCGAATACTTGGAGAATTGGCGACCAAGGGGCAATTTATATAGGCGACAAAGTTTATACAAGCATTTTAACTGGTTTTGAAAGCAAAAACGGAATAAAAACGCTTATCTTTGGCAGTATTCGCATGGAGCTAACCAAAAAGCTGGTTTTGGAAAGGAGAAAGGACGCATGATTGAATTAAAGCAGTACACGGGCAGTGTAATTACCCCAACCGACGACGCTTTGCTCTATGATTTTTTATTGTCCGAACAAAGCGGAATATTTGAGGGTTGCGAGGTAACACATTTGGGGGCCAATCAGCTCCAAGTGTCTGCTGGCCGTGGGGCAATACGCGGCAGGGTGTTCGTGATTGAGAGCGAAACAATTTTAGCAGAGCTTTCACAAACCGGCACATTACAAGGTCGATTGTTGGTGCGCATAGATTTGGATAATGCAGAATCGCCCATTGTTTTAACTACACAGGCAGAAAATATATTGCCCGCATTGATACAGGAGGATATCAATCGTGGCGGCAGTATTTTTGAGATGAGCTTAGCAACTTATACGGCAGAGGCTACACAGGTAAGCGATTTAAAGAATGTCGCAACCCCTATATTATTTTTGTCAAATAATCTATACAGCATCACGCTATCGTCGTCTGGGTGGGCGTTGAGCAGCATAGACGAAGTGTCATTGAATGGCATGTATATCCAGCAGATAATAGGGGTAACGTTTACGGCCAACCAAAAGGTAGATATTTCTATCCCGCCCAATTTGATGAACAGCATACCAGCTGGCATAACAACGGCCAACGTAAACGGCACGGTATATGCGGTATGCGAGTTTCCGCCGGATATGGAAGTGGCCGCGCAGATTACCGTGACGAATGTAACAGAGGGAGCGATTGCATGAGCATAATTTTTGGGACATCCGGGCAGGGCAAACAGCTAGCCCGCACCACGCCCATACAGGTAACAGGCTTAAAGGCAGTGGGGGAAAATGGGGGCGTTGCTTTAAGCATAGACCCGCCCAGTGAGGCCAGCTATGCGTACTTGAAAGACTACTGGGTAACCTTTAAAAAGGCCAGCCAGGGGGCCATTTTGCACCCGTATGACGGAGAGCACATGGTGTTCCCCAAGGGTGAAGCGCCTGCGTCCGGCCAGCCTTTAAGCGCGCTAGCGGTGGGCAGCAAGGTGAAGCTGCCTACCACAGTGGAGGGAACGTACATCCATAAAACCATCATTGCAAAAGGACATATGGGGTACTCGCCCAATTCCATAACGGTATGGCCGGACGATGTGGAGTTTAGTAGAGCCTTAGACAGCAATGTTCAGACAGATTATTCGGATTCGGAAATTCGTACCTATCTCAACACTACCTATCTATCCCAGTTCAGAACCGAATTGATTCCATACATTCTTGTGACTTCTATTGTCACAGTGCCCCAGGGTGGGACGGCAACCATCATTGAAGACCAGGTATTTCTATTTTCTGTAAAAGAAATGGGGTTGTCTGCGGATAAGATAGAAGGGACAGAAATCGCGTATTTTGACAACGACGCCAAACGCGCCGCGTCCGAACAACCATATTTTACGAGAACAAAGCGAGATGTCTATTCCCAATTTGCTGTCTCAAAACAAGGAAATTTAGCATCTGCACAGGCAGTCAATTCGTTTGGAATCCGTCCGGTGATGAATCTTTCCGGCGATATTCTTATATCAAAAGAACCCGACGACGAGGGCTACTACACCCTGTTGGTATAGAAAGGAGAGGAGAACATGGCAAACACAAAACTGGCAGATGTGGCGGTGGGCAGCGTGGTGAAGACCAAATTTAACAACACCACAACCGAATTCATCGTTGCGCAGCAGGGCAAGCCATCAAGCATGTACGACGACAGCTGCAACGGCACTTGGCTTTTGATGAAAGATATTTATCAAAACCGCCAATGGAATGCCTCACAGAGCAATAATTACAGCGCCTCTACTATTAACACCTATTTAAATGGTGAATTTTTAAACCAGTTTGACGATGAAACCAGAGGCTGGATAAAACAAGTAAAAATACCGTATGTAAATGGCAGCGGGAGTTCCGCCAGTGTTGCCTCTGGCGGAGACGGGCTGCCGGTGTATGCGTTTTTGCTTTCGGCTTATGAGGTGAAGATAACCAAATCCTACAGTCAAAACGTTCCGGCGGACGGAAGCACATTAACATATTTTGTAAATACCGCTGAATCTGCGGTGGACGAAATCCGCATTGCCAATTTAGGCGGAGCACCCTCAGACTACTTTTTACGCTCGCCCTACCAGATGGACAGCAGCTTTGCAATGGGTGTAAAAGAGACCGGAGCTCCTACCTATATAGGATGTACAGATTCACAGGGCATCCGTCCGGCCTTTGTGCTGGACGCAAACACCCTTTATGTAGATGCAGATGGTTTCCTCACTACCCAATCAGGCGCAGAAAGCATGTTCATCCCAGGTTCTAAATTAGAACAAGGGGTGGAATACAACTTCCGCGTTTTCCCCAGGAACTGGCAAAACCAGTTTCAAACCGGCATAGACGGGAGCTCTTTGCACATGGTGGTGCAAGACGGCCAGACCGCCGAACCCGACGACAGCGGAGGCGGCAGCGCTGGGATTCCTAACTACACAGGCACATCACAAATTTTTGGTGACGCATCTAAAGGCTACATTGAATGCTATTCCAGTGGTGTAATGACCTTTCCCAAAAACGGTGTGGTTGATTTATTTCTCGTTGGAGGCGGAGGTTCTGGCGCAGGAGCGGGCAGTTCTTTGAGTGATGATTCTAAGGTCGCCGGTGGAGGCGGCGGAGGCGGCGGATATGCTAAAACAGTTTTTTCTATTTCTATAGAGGCATCCGCAGAATATTCCGTCGTGGTAGGAGCAGGAGGCGCCGCACCTATGGCAAAAACAAACGGGAATGCAGGCGGTGAAACATCATTTAATGAGAAGTACATCGCAACAGGCGGCCGCGGCGGAGAATATTATAGGTATTACTTAAGCACTGGAGCGACAAATTGCGCCAAGGGTGGCGACGGTGGCTCTGGTGGTGGAGGCGGCGGTAGTTGGTGTAGCACTTCCCCTTATGGAAATGGCGGTGCGGGTGGTTCAAACGGCGCAAACGGAAGCGTTGGCGTAGGATATGACCATACAGCACTTATCAATAACGGGGAAGGGCAAACAGCAAGCACATATGAATTTCAAAATACTACCAAACGCCTATTTTCCGGCGGCGGTGGCGGCGGAGGAGGTACAGGGCGCAGTTACGCCGCGGGGGGTGCAGGTGGTGAAGGCGGCGGAGGTTCTGGCGGTCGAGGTGCATATTATACTACTGGCGGCAAGGAATACGCTGGGAACCCTGGAATAGCAGGGGCCAACGGAACGGGCGGAGGCGGAGGCGGCGCTGGATGGGGTAACGGCGGCTCCGGCGGCAGCGGCCTCGCCATCATCCGCTGGGGCGATTGGAGCACCGCCAGCGCCAACACAACAACAGAGGAGGTAAACTGATGCGATACGCAGCAATACGACAAGGAAGAGTAGACAATGTGATAGAATGCACAGGGCTTAGCGCCCTAAAACTGGAAAGCGTGATGCACTGTACGCTGGCCCCCTGCGAGCAATACCCGGTGCAACCGGGCGATACCTACGAAAACGGAGTATTCCTGAGAGACGGCCAACCAATTGAGCGCATTCCCACGGACAGCGAAAAGATTTCTATGTTGGAAAGCGAAAACCAGGCTCTGAAAGAGCGCCTGGAGGCTGCCGAAGCCGCCACCCTGGGCCTAATGACAATGTTAGCGGAGGTGTAGATATGTTTTATGAATTTTTAAAACTACAATACCAAACGGGCAAGCTCACCAAAGAACAAGTTAGGGCCTATGCGCCTACATTTATCAGTCGTCAGCAGGCTGACGAAATCACAGGGGAGCAAACGAACGACTAGTATTTTACGCCAAATATCTGTATTAAAGTACTGATTGTCTATTTTAAGTAGTCAATTGGAGGAGGGAATGATGGATGGACACGCCGATTACAAGGGCCGAGCATGAGGAATTTCGCCGCAGCATGGAGTTAGCCAACCAGAATCTGGCGGCGGAAAATAACCGGCAGAACAAGCGCCTAGAGCTGTTAGAAGAAAACGTGCGGCAAATGGGTGCGCTTACCACCTCGGTGGAGCGCCTTGCCATGAGCGTGGAAAGCATGGTAAAAGAACAGGAGAAACAGGGCAAACGGTTAGAGATATTGGAAAAGCTGCCTGCGCAAAAATGGAATCATCTAGTAAAAACGGCCATGAGCTGCCTGGTTACCACCCTGCTTGGCGGTATTCTAGGAGCAGTTTTAGCCCTGATTTTAAAATAAAGGGGGACAAGCGAATGAAAAAGAATTTAGCAGATTTAATCAAAGTGAAAACCATTGTAACGCTCGTTGTCATTGCGGTGTTTGCCGTGCTTGCCTTAACCAACAAGCTGGCCCCTGATGTGGTGATGAGCATTGTGACAATGGTGGTGGCCTTTTACTTTGGCACCCAAAGCGAAAAGCATAACAAGGGGGACGAATGATGCAAAAACTCATTTTGCCATTAAACAACTGCCAAGTGCTGTGCGGGTACAAAAACGCCGCCTACCAAAAAGCGTGGGGCAGGCCGCATTACGGGGTGGACTATTGGTCCAGTGCTGACAAAACCGTGTGGGCAATGGGAGATGGCGAGGTTATCGCCGCGGGGTTTGATAACGTATACGGCAACACGGCGGTGGTTTTGTACAAAAGCGTGTACCTGCGCACCGGCGGCGTGGCTGACCTGGTGGCCCGCTGCTACCACATGCAAAAGCTGTATTGCCAAAAGGGGCAAAAAGTCACCACTGCGACCAAAATCGGTTTAATGGGCAACACCGGCCAATACACCAGCGGCGAGCATTTGCACATTGAATTTGACGCCGACACCAAGTGGCCCTGCTACACGATAGAATTGAAAAACGACAGCAATATTATGAAGCGCGGCACAGGAAAAGACACCACCATCGACCCCAGCGGCGTGTTATATGTCAAACCGTCTGCTCCAGACAACCAGACCATTACCCCCAACCAAAGCTACTTACAGCGCGGGTTTTTAAGTGAAAAGGACTACAGCTTTCCGGTTTTGGAAACGCCGCCAGAAGTGGATTTTGAGGCCAAATACAACCAGGTTTTGGCCCTGTATGAGAAAGCCAAAGCCGATTACCAGGCGTGCTATCAAGACTTGGCCGCAGAAAAACAAAAGCGCAACGAGCTGGTTGGCAACATTTTGGCACTGCTAGAAAAGTACAAGCTTTAAGGCCCCGATAAAATCAAAACCCCGCTCTCTTAAATAGAGGGCGGGTTATTTTTATTAGAAAAGGACGTTGACGATTTGTTTTTTGTGGGTTAAGGTTAAGATAGTTGAAAATATTTAACAATTGAACGTGTTGAGATTGAGTGCATAAAATGATATAATATAGGTGGGAAAGGGGGCTAAAGCTATGTATCAAGCGATTGTACTGTCAAAGTACATTATTACAAAATGCGTAAAAGATGGGTACCCCATTAGCAATTTGCAGCTACAAAAAATCCTGTATTATATTCAAGCATATTATGTAAAACACAACAATCAAGCATTTGTAGATGATATCGAGGCATGGCAGTTTGGCCCTGTTGTTCCAGCAGTATACTATCGTTTTTGCGGTTTCGGCGCGATGCCCATTACTAGACAATATGATGAAACGATTTCTTTAGAAGACCAAGCAATGATAGACCCTATTGTGGAAGAGAAACGCTCCTTGTACCCTTGGGATATGGTGAACGATACCCATAGGCCAGGCGGTGCGTGGGCCCAAACCTATCAAAACGGCAAAGGCAACGGGGAAGTGATTCCTCTTTCTTTGATAAAGGATGTGGGTTAGCCATTGGACACTATCAATATGCAAGCAGAAACGAATAAACGCCAAAAATTGCGCGATATATTATACTTGCTGGCCGACCAGCAGGCAGTTGATACTGAGAAAAAACGGTCTGAAGTTTATGTAAAATTGGAACAAATCTATCATATACCAGGGCAAACAGAGCATTTCCGTCATTTTTATTCGGATATATTTGAAGTGGTAGCTGAAGTTTTTCAAGAGGATACCACGGGGGATATCACTACATTGGTTGAGAAGCTTGAAATTCTTCGCAAAGGATATCAGGCGAAAAATGTAGATTCTTATGGCAAGCTAATTGATATAAGCGACAGCATTCGCAAACTGTATGACCACGTAAACCTGGATATGGCTAGGCTTGCCTACTCAAAGGCTTTGCTTGAACAAAAGGCGGATGCGACACGCCTGCAATCTCAAATAGCGGATATATCAAAAAAAGCAGAGATAATAAATGAAAAAGTAGAAAAAACCCAGCAAGAAAGCAAAAGCATGCAAAAAGAATATATAGCGATTCTGGGCATCTTTGCTTCAGTGGTGTTAGCTTTAACGGCTGCGTTTGCTTTTTCTACGTCTGTTCTGGAAAACATGCACCAATCCAGTATTTATCGTATAATGATTGTTGCTTCGGTAATTGGGTTGGTTTTTGTCAACCTGATTTATGCGTTATTTTACTATATTGACAGAATTGTACACGGCAAAAACAAAACTTCTATCAGGCCGTTATTTGTTGTGAACGCAGTTTTTTTGGTTTTAATTGTAGCAGCAATTATTGCTTGGGGCTATGGCCTTGTAGAATACAGAAATGTGCAAATTTTCAAGTGATGTTCTTTTTGGTTAGCGTGCCCTCATAGCAGGTAGTTGCCCCACCATCCGGGGTTGTACGACGCTATGGGGTTTATGTAAAAAGCCCCCCGCACACCTCTCATGGAAGTGTAAAACGCGGGGGTGTTTTTATAACCCACATTGTAACCCACTTTTTATATTTACAAGGCATTTTTGAATGTTTTTAGAGCAATTCGCATTTGTGTAAAACCGCATGAATAGTACATTTGCGCCTATGAATCGTTTTGGAAAAGAGCCAAATGTTGGGTTCGACTCCCCCCGCCTCCACCAATTAAAAATCTCGCAGAATGGCTTGAATAGCTGTTCTGCGAGATTTTTATTTTTAGGTGTAACCCACTTTATAACCCACTTTTATTTTTGGCTTTCCTATGCAAACACAATTTCCGAGAAAATAGCTTCTAACTTTTTGGCAGTGCGTTGGCGCTCGCCCTGCACTTCGTGCCCATACACGCCCCAGGAATCCATGCTTTTGGAGTGGCCTACCAATGCGCGGATTTCCCCAGTGGATAAGTTTTTGGCAATGCTTATAAAGGTGTGGCGCATTTCGTATGGCGTGACATAGGGAATGTTGTTGTATTCGCAGTATCGTTTCCAGCGGTGCCGGTAAGTGCTTTGGCTTTGAATTTCAAACACGCTTTGGGAAGAGCTGTTTTGCATAGCTGCTTCTAATTCCTGTTTGGCAAATTTGGTAAGTGAAAACTGCCGAACAGCGTTTTGGTTTTTTCCGCTTGTAATTTCACCACGTTCATTTACGGAACGCATGATGCGTATATCATCGCCTTGTACGTCTTGTTTGTTTAAACCAATGATTTCACCGGGGCGCAGGCCGGTTAAAACCTCAAAGCGATATGCGTGTATGTAGCTGTCTTTTTGTTCCCGCCCGCGATAAAAGATGGTGTCTTTGGTAAACAGTGTAATCAAATCGTCTGGTTGTAAAATCTTTTTTTCTTTTGCAAAAGCATTTTTAGGGATGGACAAATCTTCTAATATTTCTTTGGTTAATTTGTTTTTGCGGCAATATTTCATAAACCGCTGCATAATGCTTGCCATATTCATCAATGTTTTTTTAGACAAAGGTTTTCCGCTTTTTCCTTTTTTGGCGGCCCTGTCCAAGATTTTTTGAAAATCTCCCTCCGTTACAGAGCCGATTGGTTTTTTACCGATTGCGGGCAGGATATAGCATTTGCCAATGCTGGCAGCTTTTTTGTAGTCATCTTTTGAGGGCAGAAAATCCAGAAAAGTGTTCCAAAGCGGTTCTACCCGTTTATTTGCATGGGAGATGTTATCATCCAGCCAGGCGTCTGCTTTGGCGTTGGCTTCGCGCTGGCCGGTTCTGCCGGGCTTGGAGGAATAAAAGGTTTTGCGCTCGTTATCTTTTTGCACTTTGATTTGCCAGCGCTGCTGCTTTTCCATCCATTGCGCGGTGTTTATGCGTTTGCCCATAAAAAATACCCCCTTGAACGGCTAAAAAAGAAAAATCTTTACAAAGCTCGCCCAAAAAGGTATAACAGAAACACAAACATTTGCTGTTTACCTTTTGGGTAAGCTGCTACAAAAATCCGTCCTGTGCCGATAGCGCAGGGCGGGTTTTTGTTTTATATTATTTAGTCTAAGTTTTCAATTGCATAATTTGCTTCTTCCTCTGTAAACTTTTCACCATACTCAGAGGTAAGTTGGTCCCGGATAGCGTTTAAGGACATAGCCATTTGCTCTTGATATATTTTTGCTTTTGCAAGCGCGTTTGCCTTGTAATCTGCAACTAAATTATCAACGGCGTATTGGGCTTCTTTTTCCGTAAATTTTTCACCGTGCTCTGATACAAGCTGGTCGTAAATAGCGGCTTTAGACATATTCATTTGCTTGCTATAAGTTTCCGCTTTGGCCAAAGCATTTGCATTCCAATCTGCTTTTATATTATCAATTGCATATTGCGCTGCATCTTCTGCAAAATTTTCCCCGTATTCTGATACAAGCTGGTCGTAAATAGCAACTTTGGACATATGCATGGTTTGACTATAGATTTCAGCCTTTTTAAGAGCGGAGAGATATTCTTTTGGAACATCTACATTGGGTTTTGTGGGAGAAACATTGGTAGCGGAAACTGGCACAGAGGAAAAAATAGAAGAGGAATATGATGTAAGAGATGAGCCCTCCCCGGCGGGTTTATCTTTCTTAAACATATTGCCTATAATCGCTAAAGCAATCAATGTGCAAGCAATAATCAATATAATTTTGAGGAAGCCTATTTTTTTCTTTTTAGGCTTATCTGGCTCTAGCGGCGTAGTAGACGACGCCAAAATACTAGCTCCACAATTTGGGCAAACTTTTGCTTCTCCTATTTCTTGTTGACATTTAGGGCATAACACTTTTCATCCACGTCCTTTCCGATGATGCTTCCATCATATATCAAAACTCAGCAATTATTGTCGAAATATATCGAAAATTGGTTAAAAAAGATGCACAAAAATTCAAAAAAATTTTCGTGCTATCCTACGAATAGCACGAATGGGGTATTGACACAATACCCCATTATGAATCCCTTATAGGCGAAAAAACCGAATTCCCCGCGCTTTAACGGGATAAAGCGAGAAAGAATAGGCAGTTGCAAAATTGCCTATAAATTTTCAGCTATAGGATAACTCCGGTAAACGATTCCATATCGTGGCGCCGCAACTACCTATTCACCTCCGGCTTATCCGTTCGGCCCAATAAAAAGTCAACAGAGCAGTCCAGGTAGTCGGCTATGCGGGCGAGGTTTAAAGCGGTGATATTCTGCCCTTTTGCTAAATGGGAAATCAAGTTGATGCCTAATTCTAAATCAGACAGCATTGTTTTCATAGCAATTTTTTGAGTTTTTGCACGTGATTTAATGCGTTCTGCTATTTCTTGATGATTATACATAACATTATCCCGCCTTTTTTGTGCAAAACATAAAATTCACTGTAAAGAGTGAAAAACCGTTGACAATCACTGTAAACGGTGATAATATATAACTACAGTCAATCACATGACTACAGCATACCACAAAAGCGAGCCAAAAGGAAGCTGTCGAGAGGCCGAAAACTTCTCTAAGCGGCGGGCCATATACCTGTGAGCCGAGCAACGCCGAGGCAATAGTCAGGAAGATGCCCGCCGGACAGCGCCGGAGGCGAGCGAGAAAGCGAAAGGAGCTGAGATATTGAGCATAGGGGAAAACATCAAGGCCAGGCGTATAGAGAAAAACATGAAGCAAGCGGAGCTGGCCCGAAAGGTTGGCATTACGCAAAGTATGCTTTGCCAGATTGAACGCGGCACCAAAGTGCCGACGCTGCCGTTGAGCAAAGAGCTTGCAGAGGTTTTAGGCTGCGACGTAAACGATTTTTGAGAGCATAGTAAAAGACAATACAAATACAACAGGCGGTGCAACGTGCGCGGGAGACTTCCTCTCAAGCAAGTTTTTGGCTTTCATATTTTGCCTCTCCTTACAAACAGCACTCCTAGCTCCAAACACCCCTCATACTCCCGCGTGCCTTGGGCTGCCTGTTAGAAAGGAGGACAAGCATGAAACGCTACTATATGGAATACGAAAGCGACCAAATTGTATGCCGCAGCAACCGGCACACTTACGGGTCTGCCAGCACCCTCAAAACAGCAAAAGGATATATCAGCCGGTGCCGCCGCGAGCACGCAGAGGAAAACCCCCGCAATTTCCGCATCTATGATGTGCTGGCGGACGCCCTGGAAGACGAGCACGTCCCTTGCGTGTACAGCGAGAAGTAACATTCCAGGCACGCAAAGGTCAACAAAAAAAGCCTGTTAAGGCAGAAGAAAGGAAAAGCCATGAACACATATTTTGCATTGCGCCAGCGCATGTACGGCGCAAGAATCAGACAAAAAGATATCGCGGAGCACCTGCACAAAAGCGCGACCTATGTAGGGCATCGGTTTTTAATGAAACAACCGTGGGACATGGAGGACGTGTACAGCATTTGCGAGCTGCTGGAAATTGATGTTTCCAAAATACCCGAATATTTCCCGCGAATGGAAAGGACGTGAAGAAATGGCGTGCTTTATCGTGGTAGTCCCCGCGTTTTTAGTGCTGCTTTGCGTGTTTGGGTACATAGGGGAAAAGATACCGGACAAGGTGTATAAGGCCGCACAAAGGGGGATTTTCAGGTGCAGGGATTAAATAGAAAAAGCGCCCGCACAGCTGCAACTGTAACGGACGCAAAGAACAATTATCCAACCACAATGTATCAAAGAAAAAAGGATTTGTCAAGGGAGGGGTAAAATAATGCGGCGATTTATGGACTGCCTGACGGAAATTTTACAGCAAATTATGGATATCTCCAACGAATGTTTAGACCTGCAAACCCAAAGAAGACTTGACGAGCTATACGATTCTATCGTCTATGGCCCGCTGCAAAGTATGCGCAAACAAATCGATTTCGGTATCCCCATCGACCCTGTTTCGGGGTGGGTACCGCTATGAAACAGGAAAGCCTGGGGCAATGCTTAAGATATGTGACAGGTGAGGCAAAATTGTACCTGCCCAAAGAGAAAGCCGCCTGCCAGTATTGCGTAATGCTGCGTTTTGAAGAAAGCTACAAGCGGTATTCTTGCAGGCTTACGGGCGAATGGGTGTTTGACCCGTTTAACACCATCGCCATAGGATGCCCGATTGAATGGAGGGATGAGACATGAGCGTGTTTGAAACGTTAAACGCTGTTAACGTAAACGGCAAAACCGAGAAAAAAGGCAGCCTTACCTATCTTTCCTGGGCATGGGCCTGGGAAGAGGTAAAAAAGAAATACCCCGACGCTTTTTACACCGTGTATGAAACCGATGCGGGCCTAAACTACTTTACCGATGGGCGCACCTGTTGGGTAAAAACCGGCGTGACCATCGAGGGGTTGGAACACATAGAATATCTGCCGGTGATGGATTACAAAAACCAGTCGATTTTGCTGGAAAAAGTGACCAGCATGGACGTAAACAAAACCATCCAGCGCAGCATTACCAAAGCTTGCGCGCGCCACGGGCTGGGGCTTTACATCTACGCGGGCGAAGATTTACCCGAGGAAGAAGACCCCAGGCCCACCCCCACAGACGCGCCGGTTGATAAAGCCCGCGCGGCCACTATCCATGCCCTGTGCAAGCAGACCGAAACGGACGAAAACGAGCTGCTGGTGTATGTTTCCGACCAGGTGGGCAAAACCGTTGAACGCGTGGAAGATATCCCCTTGAACCAGGCCGGGCAAATTTTACAGATTTTGAAAAACAGAGCGAACAAGAGGGCGAAAGCATGAGCGGACAAGACCTGCTGCTGGAGATGCAAACCCGCATGAAAACATTGGACGCGGCCCTTCGCCAAATTGGCAAACGCGGGGGCGAATATGCCCAAAAAGAGCACGACTACCGCGTGGCGCTGGCTTCCAAAATGCTTTTGGAACGCGATAAGGGAACGCCTGCCACCATCCTTTCGGACATTTGCCGCGGCAGCACGGAGATTGCCCAAAAGAAGCTGGAACGCGACATTGCCGAAAGCCTGTACAAAGCCGCGCTGGAAGCCTGCAACGTATACAAGCTGCAAATTCGTGTGCTGGAAAACCAAATAGAACGCGAATGGGGGAACGCAAAAGAATGACCAAACGCACCCAGGCGCTGATGATTTCCAAACGCGTAAAAGACGCGGTTTGGCAGCGCGATAACCACCGCTGCATATTGTGTGGCAACGCGCAGGCCATGCCAAACGCACATGTGGTTTCGCGAGCGCATGGGGGCCTGGGGGTGGAAACAAACATCGTTACCCTGTGCCAAAACTGCCACAGGGTGTTAGACCAGAGCACGCACAGAAAATATCTTTTGCAGCAGGTTTACGCCTACATGCGGGCAAAATACCCGGGCTGGCAGGCCCAAAACCAAGTATACAGAAAGGGAGAAACCCATGCTAAATAAAGCCATGTTACAGGGCCGGTTTGTGGCCGACCCAGAATTAAGAGCCACCCAAAGCGGCGTGAGCGTCACCACCTTTACGCTGGCGGTCAACCGTTCTTACCAAAAAGACAAGGAGCCCGAAACCGACTTTATCAACTGCACGGCCTGGCGCAGCACCGCCGAATTTGTCTGCAAGCACTTTCACAAGGGCCAGCAGGCGGTTGTGGACGGGAGCATTCAAACCCGCCCTTACACCGATAAGCAGGGCGCCAAGCGCACCGCTTTTGAGGTGGTGATAGACAACATCTACTTTGCCGGCGATAAAAAGGACAACGGGCAAACGCCTGCCCAAAGCGCCGCCAATTCCTACACGTTCCCGCAGGACTTTGCCCCGCAGGGCATTGACGTGGACATGGACGATTTGCCTTTTAGTGAAGAGGGGGAAAGGTGGTGATGAAATGAGCAGCCGTCAAAAGTGGACGGAGGAAAAAATCAAAGAACAACTTTTGTATTGCATAAACGGTTTGGATCTGCACCGTATGCCTAGCAAACAGGAAGTAGATAGATATTTTGGGAATTATGCCTTAAGCAATAAAATCACCAAAGGCAAGGGGTTTTATGGTTGGGCTAAAGAATTGCAATTGCCACTCAAAAGCAGCGATACTTTGACCGGTAAAGCTGGGGAAGCTATCGCCAAGGCATATTTGGAGAAAAATGGGTTTATGGTAGAGCAGATGAGCATGCGCCACCCCTATGATTTTTTGGTAAACGATGTAGTAAAGGTGGATGTGAAATACAGCCATTTATACCAAACCGACAAATGGGGTTTTTATTCTTTCCGATTGGAAAAGAAATATCCCACATGTGATGTGTATTTGCTCATTTCTGATAGCCCCAAAGGAGAACATACCTTTTTTGTAGTACCCGCTAAAGATGTGATGCAAACGCAGATTTCCATAGGCGAGCACATGAGCAGCTACCATCGGTATATCGGCCGGCTGGACGTTTTAATACAATACGAAACAGCCATAAAGGCGGTGTGCTAATGCTAACATTTATTAAGCTATTTGTTGATTATCTGGACGCGATAGAGCCGCTTGGTGACGCAGAGAGGGGGAGGCTTTTCACTTCCTTGTTAGAGTACGCAAGGGATGGCGAAGCCCCGCAGCTTTGCGGGAACGAGCGATTCTTGTTTCCGATGATGAGGGCGCAGATAGATAGGGACAACAAGGCTTTGGAAGAATTGGTAGAAATCCGCTCGCAAGCCGGAAAAATGGGCGGAAGACCGAAAAAGCAAACAAAAGCAAAAAAAGCAAATGGTTTTTGTGAAAGCAAAAAAAGCTATGACAAAGACAATGACAAAGACAATGACAATGACAAAGACAAAGACATACACCCCCTACCCCCTCAAGGGGCAGACGCACGCCAAAACGAAACCCAAACGCCTAAAGGCGAGAGCCTAACGGTTGAAACGGCCCAAGGAGCAGCGAAAGAAGCTGTGGCCCACTCCACGACCCCGGAAGCGTTTGACGTGTTTTGGCAAGCCTACCCCAAAAAGGTGGGGAAACTAGCCGCTAAGAAAGCGTTCGACAAGGCCAATGTGCCTGTTGAAACACTCCTGGACGCACTAGAGCGCCAGAAGTGCGGCGAACAATGGCAAAAAAACAACGGGCAGTTTATCCCCAACCCGGCAACGTGGCTAAACCAAGGCCGCTGGGAGGACGAGCAGCCCATTCATGCGCAAAAAGGCGGCGGGCAAGGTTTGCGCCAGGCTTCATACGATTTGTCGGCGTTTGAGGAGCTAGCCCTGTTCGGGGGTGAAAAGCCATGACAAACAGCCGCTACAAACCTAAATTTTGTGCGCAATGCGGCAAGGAATTTTTGCCCGCAAGCCCTACCCACACGTTTTGCCAAAAAAGCTGCCAGGCGGCGCATTTGCAAACGCGCAAGCCCCCTAAGGTGCAAACGGCGCACTGCCTAACCTGCGGCAAGGCGTTTGCCCCCTACAACCGCAACCACAAATATTGCAGCAGCAAGTGCAGGCCAAGCAAGCAAAAGCCTGTTAAGCCCGTTAAGCCAAAAGGCGGCAAAAACCGGCCTTACACGCCGGACACGGTGTGGCTAATATGCAAGTGGTTTGGCGAGGGTTTGAGCATAGGGCAAATCATGCAGATACTAGGCCGCTCAAGGCAAAGCGTAGTAAATGCGCTGACGATAGGAAATTTGAAGAAAGCAAAAGGAGAGGAAACCGCATGAATACATACCGCATAGACCCCCAAGAAATAGAGGGCGTGGAAGTGCTGGCAACTGGATATAAGATATTCAACGATGACTGGACGGCACACGGAGATTACCCTTACGCCGACGAAAACGGAACCGTTGAGGGCAGCATACATAAAGTAGATGGCGAGTTGAATCATTGCCAAAACGGTTTGCATTTTTGCCAAAATCCGGCAGACTGCTTGCAATATTACGACCCTGTGCAGTGGAACAAATTTGCCAAAGTAACCGCTTACAAAGACGTTCGCCACCACCCAGACGGAAAAAGCGAAGCGCAGATTTTGAAAATCGACCAGGTTTTGTCTTTTGATGATTTTGTAGGAGCCTGTAAAGAATACGGCATACGCAATGGCTCCGGCATAAGCGATGGCTCCGGCATAAGCTATTGCTCCGGCATACGCAATGGCTCCGGCATAAGCAATGGCTACGGCATACGCAATGGCTACGGCATAAGCTATGGCTACGGCATACGCAATGGCTCCGGCATAAGCTATGGCTCCGGCATAAGCTATGGCTACGGCATAAGCGATGGCTACGGCATAAGCTATTGCTCCGGCATAAGCGATGGCTCCGGCATAAGCAATGGCTACGGCATAAGCGATGGCTCCGGCATAAGCTATGGCTACGGCATACGCAATGGCTCCGGCATACGCAATGGCTATGGATTGGAAAATTGCAAGGGAATCAGCGAATGCTGGTACTGCAAAGATTGCAATGGCCTTTACAGTAGCGCATTTTGCACCCACAAAAACGGCGCATATAAGCTGTTTAACAAGCAGGTTTCAAAAAAAAGAATGGAAGAAATTTCAAAAAATCTGGAAAAATTGGCGAATGGGTGGTTTCCAAAATTTAACACAGCACATGAGATGTATAAAGAAAATGGAAATAAATGGGAATGCGTACCGCCGCATAAAATACAGAGCCAAACCGCCAAACAAGCCTATGCGGACATGCCCCAAAAGCTGTTGAAATACATTTGTTCTCTTCCCGAATTTGACGCCGAAATTTTTGAAAAGATTACAGGAATTGAGACTCTATGAAACCGAACATACCGTTTCCCACTGAAGAGCAAGAACAGAAAGCTCTGTTTGAATGGGCAGCTATACAAGAAAACAAATACCCTGCGCTTTCGTTGTTGTATCACATTCCCAACGGCGGCAAACGCCCAATAGGACAAGCCGTAAAATTCAAGGCCCAAGGGGTAAAACCAGGCGTGCCCGACCTTTGCCTGCCGGTTGCCCGAAACGGCTTTCATGGGCTGTATATCGAGCTAAAACGCCAAAAGGGCGGCAGGGTAAGCGAAAGCCAAACCCAGTGGCTAAAAGCGTTACAAACGCAAGGGTACAAAGCTCTGGTGTGCAACGGTTGGGAGGAGGCAATAAAAACAATTTTGCAGTATTTGAAAGGGTGAAAGGATGAGAGTATTAGCAGCGTGTGAAGAATCGCAGGAGGTGTGCAAAGCATTTCGGGCGCTGGGGCATGAGGCGTACAGCTGCGATATACAGGGATGCAGCGGGGGACGTCCGGAGTGGCATGTCCAATGTGATGCGCTGAAAGTCATTAAGGGAGGAAAATTTACCACGATGGACGGCAAGGTGCATTATGTTGAAAAATGGGATTTACTGATTGCACATCCGCCGTGCACCTATCTCAGCAATGCAGGAGCGCGTCACCTGTGGGCAGAGGGTCGTTTAAACCCGGAAAGGGTAAAAATGGGTATTCAAGCAAAAGATTTTTTTATGATGTTTTATATGGCTGATATACCGAAAATCGCAATTGAAAATCCCGTGGCCAGCCGTATATTTTCCCTCCCCCCATACACTCAAATTATACAGCCCTTCCAATTTGGGCATCCAATGAAAAAAAGGACTTGCCTATGGCTGAAAGGGCTTCCGAAATTGGAACCCACTGATATTTTACCGAAGAGTGAATGTGAAAGCACAAAAGTACCGGGAAATTGGTATAACAAAGGCGGAAAAGAAAGGCAGAAAAACCGAAGCAAAACATTTCCGGGAATCGCAAAGGCAATGGCCGAACAGTGGGGAGGAACAGCATGAAAGAATTTGTAGAAAAGCTTTTATACATATTCCTGCTGTTCGCGGCATTCACGGTATGCCTGTTTGGCATGGCGTTTTTGCGCAATACCACAGGCGTTGGCGTGGAGTGGCAGATGCTTATTGTGCTTTTGCTGGCGGCACTTTGGCAAGGGCTAGAAAGGTGGAAAGGAAAGATTTGAACATGGACACCAACGATTTTATGCAGAAGTTAAGCAGGCACGCACAGCAAACCAGCCAGCTTTTGGACGAAGCGGTTAGACAAATGGAAATACTGCAAGACGATTGTGCAGACCGCAACCGCTGGAAACAAATTGCCGAGGTGCAAAACAAAAGAATAGACGAGCTGGAATCCCAATTGAAGCAGGTCAAGGCCGAGCGCGACGCCATGCTGGAAGTGGTGCTACCATGTTCAGCGAAAGACGATTTTAAAGGGGTCAATTTCGACACGTTTAAACCCGACCAAACCGCCAAATTGGACGCAAACAAGCCCCGCCCTACCTTGGTGCCGGTCAGCTTGATACAATCCGTAACCGCCATACGCGAATACGGCAATCAAAAATACCACGACCCCGAAAACTGGCGAAAAGTAGAGCCCCAGCGTTACAAAGACGCGCTCTACCGCCACTGGTTAGCTTATCTGCAAGGCGAGCAAAACGACCCCGAAAGCGGCCTGCCCCATTTATGGCATTTGGCAACAAACGCTGCCTTTTTAATCGAGATGGAAAGGGAGGAACCCCATGCCAAAACAGCATACCTGCCGCTACTGCCATAAACCGCTAAGCGGACGCAATATCTGCCCCAGGTGCAGCCAGAAATTAAAGCTGATAAGAAAAATCCGAAACGCCACTTGGGAGGGAAAACCGTGCGAAACGCCTACGCCTTGCAATTGCAGCGGCAAAAATCCGCAGAGCTAGAACGTATCAACCGCGAAGGGTTTGACTTCGCTTTGAAACTTTGTGTAGTAGCGCTCAACAATGCGTTTGGTTTTGGGGCACAGCGCATTGCCAGGCTGGAACAAGAAATCAACCGCTTGATAGAGGAAGAATTCGGCCATGATACAGAACGCGCAGCATACGACCTGCTGCGCCGCATAGACCAGATTCGCAAAGGGGGCAAAGGATGAACAACCAGGAAAAAATCCAGTATTTGCGCGGGTATCGCAGAATTTTAGAGCAAATTGAACTTTTGCAAAAAGATATCATCCGTTGGCGGGAGCTGGGAGAAAAAATAACGCCAAGCCTTACTGGAATGCCGCAGAGCGGACAAGATGACTCCAAAGTAGAGCAAGCGGCAGTTATGATATGCAATACAGAACATACAATTTCTGAGCGTATAGGTCAATTAACAAGAACTTATCAGCAAATAGAAACGGCAATTGAATCGGTAAGGGATATCACCCTGCGAAATCTGCTGCATAGGCGGTACATAGACGGCGAAAAGTGGGAAGAAATTGCAGTAAAGATGCACTATACATGGCAATGGGTACATAAACTGCACAAACGGGCATTAAATGCGCTACAAATTCCAAAGAGTTGATAGAAGTTTATACTTCTCCTGTGTTACACTATAGATGTAAAAAAGCGGAAGGTTAGCCCTCCCGCTTTTGGTATAGAATTACTGGCCGTTTTGTTCGCAATAACCGGCTATAAACTTTTTAATTTCGGTGGTGGGGGTTGTGTTGTTTTTTTCGCAAGCGGTTTTAAACGCCTCTAAAACATCTGGTTTTAAATCCAGAGGAAAGCGTACATAGGTTTTGCGGTTGTATGCCGCTTGGCGAGAGTATTTACTTTCGGCCATCGTTTTCCCTCCTTAAAATGCGGGTGCACAGTATGATTACATAGACAGACAACGCAATAGAAATTATTGACAAAGCAATTTGAATACCGTCTAACATATTTGGACATGGAAAAGAAAATGTGCTATACTCACTATAGAGAGGGGCGTTTAGCCCCGTTCTCTATTTCCCTATCAGCCATTCAGCAATTTCTTTTAAGAGGGTCATTGTTGAAGTGATAAGGGTGAGGATTGCGGTGATAAGAGCAAGTTTTGCAATTTGCTTGTCGCCGCTTTCTTTTTTCTTTTCCATGTTTTCACCTCCTTTCTATGATTCTATTATAACATATGTACACGTACGTGTCAATAGGGGAGCCAAATTTTTTAAAATATTTGCTAAAAAAGCACAGAGCATAAGGCCCTGTGCTTTTTGCTTACTGCTGTTTTACCGTTCCACATGCAATTGCTGTTTTAAAGCGTCTGTTAGCACCGCCGAAAAATTCACGTCCTGTTTGATAGCCATATCGTTAAGCCAAGAGGGAATGGTGATGTTTTTGCGTACGGTGCGGTTTTCATTCGCGCGACGGTAAGCGTCAATGTCCACGTCAACCAGCGCGCAAAGTTCCCCCTGGGCGCAGGGAACAGACAAAGACTTTGTGTCTGGAACAGTATGCCCTAAATCTTGCTGACAAATTGCCCACATACAAATAGCGTCGCGCGCCATGTCCATCGCGTCGGCCACAGTTGCGCCCTCGGTGTTGATTTGCAAATCCGGCACAAAAACAACATACCCATTTTCAGCAGGGGTAAGGACGACAGGGTACACACGTTTCATAAAAAATACCTCCTATGCAAATATAGAAAATTCCCAACGGGCCGGCTTATTGTATTCCAGCCCGTTTTAAAATTGCCTTTGCAAGCAGCTCGTTGACTTCTCGGTGGCGGGGAATGGGTTCACATCGCTGCCCGTTGGTATACACTATGTGGTTTGCGCCCTCTCGAAGCATCCACCAACCGGCGTCCTCTAATTTTTTTAGCAGGTCTCGTTGTTTCACTTCCTCACCTCCTGTTTATATTATACACATTTTATGCGCATAAATCAACGGAATACACATCAAATGCGTATAAAACAAAGAAGGAAATATTTAGTAAATATACCCAAAGGGCGGATATATACACCATAACGGGCGCTGAGAACGCCTGGATTTGCGAGGGGCGGGACGCGGTGGTGGAATTTAAAAAAGGAACATAGCGAGGCAATCAAAATGTTTTGTTACAAAGGTGCAAGATGGGAAAATATACGGGAATCTATTTTAAAACGGGATGACTACCAATGCCAAAGATGCAAACGGTATGGGCGTATGAGACAGGCGCAAGTGGTGCACCACATAAAGCATGCAGACGAATATCCGGAATTAGCCTACACAAGAGACAACCTAATCAGCTTATGC